TCAACCGGATCATCCTTTGGAATGGGACTCCGTTGATAGGTACACCCATAAATGGAAGACCAGAACTGGTGTTGCCTTGCATCTTTCTGGAGAAGATAGCCCAAACTTTAAGAAACCAGATGCCGAAATACCTCCATTTGATAGGTTTTTGACAATTCAGGGAGAAGCGGCAACGCTAAAACGATGCTATGGCAATAAAAATGCCCTAGAATATTGGCGAAATGTCTATGGTTGGTGGCCTGATACTTCTGTTGAGCTTACAATTTTTTCAAAACAGTTCATTCAAGCCTGTGATATTGCTTGGGAACCTATTTGGAGCGATAGAACAAAGGTAGTTTGTGGATTTGACCCTGCATTTACGGCTGGAGGAGACCGTTGTGCCGCTACTTTTTGCCGTTTTGGGCCAAATGATACTGGTAGAAGGGTTGGTTTTTACCTTGGAACCAAAGAATATCAGACTTCCGTAGGGGATGTTTTTGAAGAAAGCATTGCCATGCAAGTTGTTAAAGACTGCTTGGAGTATGGGGTTCACCCAAGGGACTTTGGTTTGGATATTTCCGGTGATGGCGGCAAAATGCTACGGGCAATCATCATTGAATGGGGAAAATTCCATCCAGAGGCAATGTTCATTACCCCTATTTCTTCTATGGGGATGCCTACAGAACGGAAAATCAGCAATTTGGATAAGCGTACTGCCAAAGAAGCATACGATAGACGAGTTACAGAGTCTTGGTTCCAAGTTCATACTGCAATGTCAACGCAAAGTCTGGTTGGCATTGATGTTGAAAAGCATTCTGCATTGGTAAGCGAACTTTGCAGTAGGCTTTATTTCCACAAGGGACGAAAAGTTGCCGTAGAAAAGAAGCTGGACATGAAACAACGTATCAAGAAGTCGCCCGATTTGGCTGACTCTTTGACGTATGCTGTTGAGATGCTCCGAAGGGCAGGGCTTGAGTTTACTTTTGCTGATCAGACCGAAGAATCCCTAGACATCCTAGAAATCAGAGATTGGGAAGATCGACTTATCCATAGCAAACACAACGCTGAAGAGCAGATTGAGAATGATGAATGGGGTTATGGTGGAAGTGGTTGCGACGAAGATGGATTTTAGGGGTTGACGTATTTGGATTCTAGTGGCATATTTTCAAAATCTGAATGATTGCGCCATTCTGATAAACAGATTTCCCTCCCCAAATAAAGGGCCGTCAGGTGGCGCATCACTTGGCGGCCCTTGCCCGTTATAGCAAGTGAGGGTGGGTGTGAATGCGTACCACATGACCCAAGAACAACGGCTTTGGAGAATCAAAACTCCTTACCCGATGAGAAGGAGAAGAAACACTCTGCTTGCAGATTTTCGGTGAGCAGAAGTTTCTTTTCTTTTCTGACAGGCTTTCCTGCTTATGAAGTGGGGGGATAAGGGGGGGATTTCCTTTAATCTTTTGCTTTTCTTTAGTCTTGGGATTCGATTGACTTGTTATTGAATGCACGTCATACTTTATTATTAATTATGGCTAGGTTCTCCCCTCAAGAATTTCGCAACGGTTCAATGATTCCTTCTGTCCTCCAAGGAAGGATAGATTCTTCTGTTTCTAGCCTTATTAAAGGGACAGATTCTACCCCATATGGTGGTGGTCAGTATAAAAGGAAGCCAAGTTTCCTGATGTGTCCCCCTAAATACTTGTCCACGGCTATCCCGAACAACAAGTTCATGAAGGGTCAAAAAATTGACACCGAACGGGCAATGCGTCAGTACACCAGAATCAAACGATTGATTACTGCCCTTGGAGTTAAAGTCATTGAACTTCCTCCGGTCAAGGGGGCACAGGATCAACACTTTGTTGCCAACCTTGGATTGAGCGTCGATCCATTTATCTTCATTGCGAAGATGAGTGCTGATGGTCGTCAGATTGAAGAAGAGCCGGGACGTAGGTTCTTTGAAAAGATGGGATACACAGTTCTTCAGCCTCCTCATTATTGGGAGGGAGAAGCTGAAACCAAGTACTGGAAAGACAAAACGTATTTTGGCGGTTACGGAAAGTTCTCTGATTGGAGGGCACAGGAATGGATTTCCAAAAAGGCGGGTATTGAAATCATTCCCATGAAGATGGTGAGTGATGATCTTTACCATCTGGATTGTTGCATCCATGTCATTGATCCTGAAAACTTCATGGTTTGCCGTTCTGGTATTGATTCAGAATCCTTCAAGCGTCTTGAAAAACTTGCGAACATCATTGTCGTTCCGAAGGAGATGGAGGCAACTGGTGCTACCAACTTGATACGCATTCCTGATAAAAACATTGTCATCAGTGGTATGTTCCAGCCTGAATACCATCAGTATCGCAAGAGCATGGAATGGATGTTGACTACGATGGACAAGTTCAATAACTCTGTGATCTTTGCTGACATTGATGAGGCAGACAAGAATGGTGCGGACTGTTCCTGCCAAGTCATGCACATCACATTTTAATGAAGAAAGCGTTCCTTAAATTTGTTGGATGGATTGCCTACGTTAACGGGCTTTGCCCTAATTGCCATCGTGAATTAAGTGCTTGCAATGGCTACCCTTGCCACATATGCAATGTCGCAAGTCAATTCAGACCACCGAATCTCTGGCAAAGATTCACAACTACTCTGTAAAAATATGGCAACAAAGAAAAGCGGCATCCACATCAAGGAAAGCCACAAGGGTCGCTTCACGGCGATCAAGAAAAAGACAGGCAAGACCACGGAACAGTTGAAGCATAGCAAGAATCCTGCTGTTCGTAAGATGGCAACATTTGCCCAAAATGCCGCTAAATGGCATCACGGCAAAAAGTCAAAATGACAAAGACAGCAACCACAGCTTCCGCTAAACCAAATGCACATTTGCGTCCTGCTAGGGTCGGATATGGAGTTCGCAAGAAATCCAAACGAAAGCCTAGAAGTAAATAATCCTATGACACCGGAAAACGATGCGGCTGAAATCTGGAGTGATGCGTATCTTCACGGTGTAAATAAATACATCTCCGGTAGCAAAGAACATAAGAGTCAGTTCTGGACTGCTGGAGCGGCATGGTATGCCAAGAATTTAAGGGACGAACAGTTGGATCTTATTAGCTATCTGTATCATCTGTCGGAAAGAATCAAGTTGGTGGAATTGTTGGCAAATATGATGGAGGAAGAAGAAATTTCCTTGCGTGATGCTAGTACTCTGTTAAAGAACCTCGTCGCAGACAGACCACCACAATCTTTGCCGCACCAATCACATGACTAAAAAACCTGTCGGAGCAGTTATTGTTTCCGACCTCCATTGCGGTTCAGTCGTAGGATTGTGGCCTGACAATCATATTACCAGCACCGGAAACAAAATCGGGCTTGGTAACAATCTCCATCAGCGTTGGCTATGGGATTGCTGGCAGGATAAAGATGAAAAGATTAAAAAGTATTTCGGCAAAGATCCATTTGTATTGTTTATTAATGGAGATTGCATTGAGGGTCGCCATCACGGAAGTAGTGAAATTGTTGCGGCGTTGAATCTGGATCATAGTCTTGCGGCTATTGAATGTCTCAAGCCCTTGGCTAAACGAGCATCCAAGATTTACATGACGGCAGGAACTGAATGCCATACGGGAGATTGGGAAAAGATGATTGCCAAAGAAATTGGTGCAGTCTGGCTTGGGGACAAAGGGCTTGTTGAAATCAATGGAACGCTCATTGATATTGCCCATCATATGCCGACCAGTTCTAGGGCATACCTTGAAGCTGGAGCCATGAGTATCAGCATGGGGAATGCCCGTCAGAATTACTCCCGTGTTGGTCACAAAGTTCCTACTGTCTATCTCCGAGGTCACAGGCATACTGGAGGAGTTTTCAATGATGGCAATGGCATCTTCATGGTTAGCCCTGCTTGGCAGTTGTTGACCAGATACGGTCACAAGGTCGTAGGTGATTCCATTTGTCGCCCCGGATTCGGCATCCTTGATTGGAGAGGATGTGAAGAGGGAGAACTTCCAGCAACCAAACTCATACAGTATGCCCCTGAAGAAACAAAACCCATCCGAAGCTGATCTATTATCTTCCATTAGAAATTTAGACAAATGGAAGGAAGTCCTTGGAGAAGAAGAAAAGCTAGGTGAGGATTGGCTTTCTATTGAACAGATTTGCAAGTTGTTGAATAGGAAAACAACACAGGCAAAGATTAAGCTCCGTCAACTGAATGAAGAGGGCAAAGTTGAGATCAAAAAATTTGCCATCTTTTCTCATGGAACCCAAGTGAGAAAAAATTACTACCGATTGATTTTATGAAGTCATATTTGCTTCACATAGACCTCTGGAAAGATTCCTGTTGGTTGGTGTGGCCTGTGACTAGAAAACAAGCAGAGTACTGGTATAGCAAAAAGTTCCCAAATCTTCACAAAGAAGAATTCCATGATCTTGATTCTTCAGCGGCTATTTCAGTAACATGGGCCGTGAATGTGATTTTCCTTACCAAGTGGCAGAATGATGCGGAATGCTTTGGTATTCTTTCCCATGAATGCATCCACATTGCCAACGCTATCTTGAAGTCGTGT